TTGTGTTGATTCCATGTTTTATTTTTTTAATTAAACAACAATTTTTATATTTTTTTCCTGAATTGCAAGGACATTTATCATTCCTTAATGGTTCTTTTGGTTTTATAATTGGTTTGGGTATTTTATTTTCAGCTTTCGGAGCACATATAGGACAATACCATTTTTTAAATTTCTTCAAATATTTTATAGCTGGAGCACCACATATACAACATGATTCATCACATTTCGGGTTTTGATTTTTCTTCATTAAGAATTTAACGAATGTTTTAAGAATTCTGTTTTGTCACCAAGAAAGAATGTATAATTTATTCTTGCAATCCAGTAATCTATTTTATTGATATTTTCAAATATTTTTTTTGTGTCAATGAAATTATTATATGGTTGTTGTTTTAATGTAAATGTTCTTAATTTATTTTCATATGGATTGAATATTTCACATACTGGAGCAGTACTGATTTCTTTTATTAGGTCTAATTTTTCTGAAGCAAGTTTTTTCCACATCTTATGCATGTCACAATGATTTATATTTTTCATCTTTATGCAATCAAGAAGAAGATTTTTCTCATCTATATCGATAAAATATTCAACCATAGCATTGTTTTGGTTTTGCTTGGTTTTGTAAAATGAATCATTCATCATTTTACGAACACTTTCTATAGATAATAAATTCAAATACTGAACAACATGAACATTTTTAACAATTATCGGCATCATGTCATGTACTTCTTCGAAAATGGTTGTTCCATCTTCTGTTATAATAAGTGTTTTATATTTTAGGATTAAAGACACTGTTATTTCATTTATTCTATATTTCATTCCTTCAATCTGAACGAAATCTGAAAAAATAAAATGTTCTGCTTGTGGGTACTTTATACCTAATCTTTTAATTATTATATCTTTGTTTGGAAACTCATAGTTTGCTACATACACTTCATTTTCTGTAAGTAGCTTATTAAGTTGGAAGATATCTTGGCACATAAGCATTGTGTTTTAATTATTTATATATGAAATAATAATTAATGTGTCAATTCAAAAACGGAGTTGCCGACAATCCTGAAACTGTCGGCAACCGATGGCTAGTTACATATATAGCCTACCACCTTAAAGAACTTCCGAATTACTTTTTACTTTTCATAAGGAAGTAGTGTATAATAACTCTCGGCTTAAAGCCGATATTCGGGGAAGAGCATAGAACCATCTTAACAAATTCAATGATTATCATTACACTAAGCAGATTATTTTTATAAAAATAATCTCTACATTTTATTATTGGTTTGTTATTATGGTGTCAACTCAAATTATAAAGCTTCATTATTCTGTCTTCATACCATTTTCCAGCAGTAGGATTATGTAGTCTTATGGCTTTGTGAATATCCTTAGTTGGATTTCTATGGCTTTGAAGTATATTAAACATTTCTATACATTTTTTTCTATCATATCTATCAGACAATTTATATCTTTCAGGGTTTTTGTACAATCGGTTTATTCTGTTTACTTCTTTTATGTATATTGGTGTTATTTGCATACACCCAACACAACCACCATAATTGATAGCACTGTCGTTATTGGCTGATTCAACCATTATTATTGATTCTATCAATTTCTTCCAATTTTTCTCGGAAGAAGTTGATTTTTCTGATGATTTAAAAATAAGCTTGGGTTTGATGATAATTTTATAAGATTCATGATATTTCAAAAACACAAAAGGAACTGCTGTAATTATTATGCAAAAAACAATAAGTTTAATTTTTTCATTTTTCATTTTAAAAATTTTAGTTAGACATATCTTGTGGGCTGTGTTGACTTACACAGCCCACAAGATTTAATAATCTCTTTTTTGACTTATTTTAGACCAGTCGATAATTTTCCTTTTATTGCTTCTTGAGGATTATAGCCTTCAAGAGCGAATGAATCTACTTCTATATTATTTATAAATTCCGATATAGTCATATTTTCATTTCTGAATTGTTCAATATCGTTGTGGAACTTATCTTTGAATAGAAGTTTAGGTAATTTTGTTGGTGTACGTTTCAATTGCTCATCGGTTTGTTCATCGTGGTTTTCGTAAATGTGAACATCGCCAAAAGTATGAACAAGTTCACCCGAAATCATATTACACATTTGAGCTACGATTTCAATCAGCAACGAATAACTGGTTAAATTGTACGGAACGCCCAAGAATGAATCTGCAGAACGTTGATAAAGTTGGCAATCAAGATAATATTGAGGAGTTCTTTTACTCAAAGCTTCTTCAGTGATTGCCAAATTTTCCATTTCAATATCTCTGTTTTTCATCACCCATTGGACTTTTTCACCCATAGTTAATGGTCTGCAGTTAAACTGGAACATGGCATGACACCAATAAAGTGCTAAATTTGTGTCATGTGCAGGGTCAATTGCTGTAACAATATGTCTTCTAGATTCAGGATTTTTAATTAGACCTTCTATAAGATTTTTTATTTGGTCAATATTATTAAAATATATAGCATTACCATTGTTACCAATAAAATTTTCCCAATCACGCCATACTTTACCATATTGGTGACCACAATCACCAAGTATATAATTTTTGTATTTCGGCAAATCTTCTTTTGGTGTTTTTTTCATCATATCACAAAATTCCTCAAATTGGAGCATTGAATATCCATCAGCTTCAAAAATGGGGTGAGCGTTCCTTACTCCCATTTTTGATGATATAGGAAGTAAAATGGAGTTCACTTCTTCGTTGTTTACACAAGCTATTTTACAATAATAATTGTATGCATCTTCATTCCATATATTCAAACCGTTTTCGATAAGATATTTGATATTTGTATCACCTCTCAAGAACCACAAAAGTTCAATAACAATGTTTTTGAAAGAAACTTTCTTTGTTGTTAAAATTGGGAATCCATCGGCTAAATTGTGTCGGAATTGATAACCAAACAAACTGGTAGACGATGGCATATTAGCTCTTGCAGCTGGTTTGTAACATCCATAATTTTTAATTCTCGTAAGTAAATCCAAATATTGTTTCATGTTGATGTGGAATTTATTATAAAATTTTTTCGTTGATTAATATTATTTTTACTTTTTCAATAAGTTCTTCTATAGTACCATCATTATCAATAATATAATCAAACTTATCATAATCATCTAAATCAGTTTCAGATACATGTTCATTTGGTTTAATTAACCAATTTTTATCAACATAAGATTTTAAAGGATATTCTCCTGTATCTTTATATACAACTTTATATAACTCTGATAAAGTAAATATACCATCACAATAACTATATAAATTTTTATTACGATTAACTCTAATATTGATTCCACCTTTAGCTTTAACAGATTCTACTTCATTAAGAAATCTAACATCGGTAATAATCCAATTTGGAAAATTGTTAACATAATATGTATCTTGACCTATTGGTCTTTGTATAGGATTATTTTTATATTTTGAAAAAAGCGATATAATCCATAAATTAGGATGTATTATGTTTCTACCAGCTTCAGTACCAAGAAGTTGAAGTAATTTACGAGGTGTAAGAATTTCAGATTCTATATTAAGAACATTTATGATTTCATGTTTTTTGATATATTTTTCAACTTCTTGTTTAGTCGAAAAAATTCCTTCATTTAGTTGACAATTGCCTTCAAATAAATTGTGGTCATTATCAGGTATTAATTTCCAAATTGTCCAATCTTCACCAAGTTCAGTATTTTTAAAATCTTCATCTTCAAGTTGATCTCTTGTACAATTTATTAAAATACATATCATATATTTAAGAGCATCAGCAAATTTATGTATTTCCCAACTAGAATGATTAATACGGTTTATATCATTTTTTATGAGTTGTACAAATTCTTCTTCTGAATGTATTTTAATAGTAAGTAAATATTGTATAATAGTACCAACTAAATCTTTACCGCTTTGTTTTTTACCGCTTACACCTATTATCATAATTTTTATTTTGTTATTATATATTCAGGGTTATTATATGCATCACCAATTTTTGTAAGGCGTGAATCTATTGAGAAATCGCTTATACTTGCTTCTTCAAACAGCCAATCAAATTTTTTATCTTTAGTGATATCATCATTTTTAACAATGTGATAATATTTTGCAGGTATTAGATAAAATGCCGATAATTGTTTAATCCACATAACAACACCAAATGCTTCTACACCTTCACCAAAATTTTGTGTATAATCAATATATCTGATCACATCACCTTCAAAAACATCAGGTATTAGATTTGATATCAATATATCTGATATCATACCAGTATGTTGACCCAATGTTTCAGGAATAACTTCAATAACCTGAAAACCACCGATAGTTGTTTTTAATTGTGAATATATATAACATTTACCAAAACAATCTTCAACTAAATATCCATAAATCCACTTTGATTTATATCTTCCATCTTTCGGTGCACCTCTGTAATATCTTCTATTCATATTAGTTCAAATTGATAAATCCTCTCGGAAAATATTGAATTTTATTACCTATTTCGTTTGCTGTATAAGTTGTGGCGAATTTATCACCAAACCATTCAAAGGCTAATTCTCTCATCTTTGAATAAGATTCAGCTTTTATTACACCAATACAGTTATTATCAAGAATGTTTCCATTGTGTTTATGCACATGGTCTTGTCCGAAAGTTATATAAAATTTTTCCATTATATTTTAAGTTTTTGTTGAATCATCCTTACTGCTTTTTTATCATCTTGAGTGATTGGTCGTTTCCAAATGTTTTTAAACTTCCACCAATCTATAGATTCAGAAATTAATTCATCGATTTCTTTTTCAGTCATTTTTGGATATTTTTTCATTACCATACCCTTTAGCATCAATTTGAAATCAGATTCTTTTGTTTGTTCCTCAAGCAGATGTTTCTTAAGATTTCTTAAGACTGGAAGGATACCAAGATAATTTTTCCGCTCAAATCTTGAATTTAGATAATAATCAATATCTTCAATACACATCCTATCATAATTTAGATATGTACTTTTTTGATAATCAATAGCCCAAGTAATTCTAACTTTTCTTTCATGAGAACCACTCCATGACCAAACTGATTCATCTGGCATGTACCGTATAACTGGAACTGTTATATCTTCTTGCTTACCATCTTTATACATTGATGTTTTTATTTCATCAACAATATACAATCCATCTTGTGGGGGTGATGGGCAAGAATACCTACTTTTATAATACGGAACAAACCCCTCACTAATATGTCCATATCTTCTATAATTATAATTTTCGCTATCGTTAAAACTATTTCTACCATATGATGGCACTAAAACAATTCTACTACCACGGCCAACATTTTGATTAACTTCTTCTACCCATTTGCTATAACTTCTTTTACCATCCATAAGTGATGGTTCAGCATCGTATATTAAATTAAGACCACCGTTTTCTATATCAGTAACCTTAATACCAGCCATTATTGGAGCAAAAACTTCAGTTCTATCAAGAAGTCCTTGAATGAATAAGAACATCTTCATATATTTGTCGTTAAATGCTTCCATTTTTGCATCAATAACCTTTTCATTATGTTTTTCAAACGTGGAAAGATTTTCTGCATCCATCAATTTTGCAAGTTCATCCTTTTTCGGATACATTGTTTCACCAACACCAATATTTGGGGAACAAATGCGATAAATATTGTCACCGTTTCTAATCATGAAATAAGTTTCATGATTCCATTGGTTCGCAATTGAATTTTCTGTAGGATTATCGGAATAATGTTTATCAATTCTTCTTGGTTTTAGAGCAACAATACCTCTTTTTTCAGGTAGTAATCTTTTATAATTATCGTTACTTATCAACCAGTTATCAAATTTATCAAGTTGTTTGAAATCAATACCACCATCATCACAATTACCAAGTTCTTCATCGGCATAAATTACAAGTTGTCTAAGTGATAATGGTTCATCTTTATCGGCTGGTTCGCCACTGGTGAGTTGGAAAAGTTCTTCTTCAATACCTAAATAAAGTTCAATCAGTCCAATAACCTTCATGATTTTCTTCATTTCTTTTTGAAATATAGAAATTTGCTCTTCCATTTTACGCCTTACCAAATCAAGCTTTGATTTTTGCTCGTTAATCATAAGTTGTGTCATGTTTCTCAATATCTCAAGATTTCGTGTTTTTAAATCGATATCGGAATGCATAACTTCGAGCATAGCTTTATTAGTCTTGTACATAAGACCAAATTCATTTTCATTTTCATGAACTTCTATTTCAAAAGGTTTACCTTCATATAAATATTCTCTTGCTTTTCTCTTATATTCCTCAAAGTCAGGAACATATTTGTGAGAATATGTTTTGATAAAAGCATTTATTTCTTCATGATCCCAATCATGCGATGACTGCTCCAATGTGTAAAAATCAACACATCGTGTATGTACACAAATGTAATCACCTTTTTCATGCTGAACTTCTTCTATTTTGGATATTACAATCAATCTATCATTAGCACCTTCAATGAATAAATCACCAACTTTAATATTTTCTTTAGTTGCTATAAGCTTTTTATATTCTTCGCTTTTAACAACTTCTTGTTCATTATTTTTTTGAATTGAACTCATAATTTCTATTTTTAAATTATAATGAAGTTTTCACAAAAATCATGCCAAACCTCATTATTATATATGTCATGTCAAAATGTTATGGAATAAATTCCCATTTAACAACATCATCAAATTCAAAATGTTTTCTACCACCCTTTTTGAAAGAAGATGTTCTCCCATATTCAATCCAAGCAGTACCACACATTTGTGTATCCAAATACGCTCTATGTGTAGAACCATCTTGTAAAGTTACTTTACAAGGACATATTTCAGGTGGTAATTTCGGAAAGTCTTCTCTTTTGTTTGTTAATAACCAAATGTTAATAACTTTATTGTGGAAACTCAAGTTATCATTTCTTAAGAAATTGTATATTCTTTCTAGCATGATGTTATCTTTCTAACACACCCATTAATTTAAGTATATTATTACCAAATTCCTTAATAACTATACCAATAAGATCACAAGGTTTGTATTGATTATCATTTTCTTCAACAAATATCAACCATTCATAACCGTGTTGTTCTGAATAATCTTTGTTGATTTCTTTGATTGTTTGTATGCCAAATGGTGTCAAAATTTTATCACCAACTTTATACAAATATCGTTTACTTTGGTCTTCTATTTCTTCAAAAGTCAAATCTTCTATAGGTGTGTTTGGATTTTTACATATAATAACTCTTTGTTTATCTTCACTTACTGAAATGAAAAAATCTTTGCCGAATGTGTTCATGGTTTTCTCTTGTTAAGTTGCTTAACTATAAATTCAGTAAATATATCTTGTACTTTCATTGCAGTTTCTTCATTCAAATTATAACCACCAACACCAGTAAGTCTTCCCCAACCTCTTATAAGTAAAAACTTCTTATCGTTACAATAAACACATCCATTTTCATGTCTAAAAGTTAAATCTTGACTTTTAATTATTTTTTCACCATTAATTACTTCTAAGGCATTTTTTTGATTTTTATCCTTTTCTATAAGGAACTGAAAAACAAAATTTTCTTTAGAATCATATATTCTACCTGAAAACCAACCTTCTTCTGAAACATATCCATCTTTGAGTGGTAATTCATAAATATCTTTCCAGTCATTAATAACTTTTGTCATAATTGGTGTTATTTTATTGGTGTGTTTTCTGTTGGTTCTATAAAATCTTCTCCCATAATAGACCAATCACATATTGCTCTAACATATTCTTTCGAAAACTTGTGATAACGATTGTGTGCATCACACGATCTTTGACAATCTTCTCTTGATTCAAATGGTGAATATAGAGGACTTTCAATATATCCACCATCAATAACATTAACACCATACCATAAACCACCGATATTAACTGGATATTTAACACAATAGCTTTTATTTCTTTCCACTAAAGGATAATTATTTGGATTTTTCATAATTCTATTTTTTGATTTTGATTTTTTTGTTGTTTTAATACCCACGACTATATCAGAATACAAGGAAAATATATCATCTGTAGTCGGGGAAGTATTTCTTAATTATTTCGTACCATCTTCCATTGCCTCCATAAGCTTTTGAAGCTTTGAAAGATTATCACCTTCAAGACCGAAAGATTTCATATCGGGTCTACCTTGTTTTTCCATTCTTTTTCTTTCGGAATACTGCTCATTAGTTTCTTTAGGTTGACCAAAATTTTCAGTAAAATTATTGATTGCCGATTGTTTACCAACCTCAAATTTAAGAAGTCTTTCTCCATCTTCCAAAAGATAATATTTTAAGGCATAAAAACCCGCAATTGATAACGTTTTATCAGAATTGAAAGATGAGAAACCAATTCTTTGTATTCTGTATTCTTCAGGCATTTCAAAGAAAGCCTTATTTCTTTCATCAACATCTTCTTGTGTAAGTTCTTGAAGATGTTCTTTAATTGTGAATGAAATGGGTGTAACTTCAACAAGCTTTTTGGATAAAGGCATTATACCAGCTATAGGTTTACCAGTTATACAGCATATCATACCATCATCAAGTACTTTAAGCAAATGATTGAGTGTCAACGGATTCCAATTTATTGCAATATGATAAAGAAATTTAAGACCTTTTTCAGTTTTTTCCATATTTTTGATAACATGGAAAGCGTAATTTACTTCTTCAGGTAATGGGTCACCAAATACAGATTGCTCTCTAGAATAAATCACCTTTATTTCTTCTTTTGGTAATTCTTGAGCTTTCTTTTTAACCACAAATTTTGGTTTCTCAAAATTTTTGATTTTATCTTTAACAAAAAAATTTGTTACGGCTTTATCAGAACCAATAGCTTTATCAACACCGACAACAACAAATCTTGGTTTTTTGGATTTGTTAATGCTTGTAAGGCCTATTCTATCAACCACTTTAACAGATTTATTGTCAGGGTGTGATTTTATTTCTTCTTCTGTCATTGGAACGACTTCATAGCCAATATTACCATCAGGTTGTTTGGATATAAAATCTAAACATTCTTGTTGTGTTCCATCGAAACAATCTTGACCTTCTTCTTGTGTCATGGTCATGTCAAGTACTTTATAAGTTTTCATTGTAGTTAAATTTTATAAGTTAAATTATTTTATATTTTAATAATATATTTAGTTGCTATCTTACAGCAACCAATTTTACATTATATTCGGATTCATCAAAAACATTAAACCAAATATTGAATAAATCTGTAAAATTAGTTCCACCATTAAAGGCTTCATATGAATAGTTAACACAAATCCAAACAGAAATATATTCACCTTCTGTACCTTCTGAAAGTTCTGATTTTGGTTTTTTATTAACACCCGAACCGAAAGCACTAACTGTAAGTTTTTTAAACATTACTGGAGTTGTTTGGAATTCAGCCGTTTCAAACTTAATGTAATGACTGTAATTGTTATGACTTAAGGTTTCTTCTATTTTGATAATAGGAGCTGTTATACCTCTTTTCAACAAATTTAGTTGAATTTCTTCTTTGATAGCGTTTAAGTTATCAGACGATAAAAACAATTCTTGATTTTTCATAATTTCTATTTTTTAAATTATTGTTACTAAAATTTTACAAAAATCGTGCCAAAATTTGTTACCAATATGTCAGTTCAAAAATTTTAACACTTTTTAACACAACATGACAATTTTGTCATGTTGTGTATTGATATAATATCATGTCATTTTGTCAGTATTACATTGACTTAGAGAAATCAATGATTTGATTACCGAACCCATTGATATGACCTTTTTCTTCAATTTTACCGTTTTCATCATAAATGATGTAAGAATAACATCCATCACCATTATATATTCTTTTTTCTTCAATTTTATTAGATTCGCTGTAATCACACCATTCACCAAATTTTTCACCATTGATGAATTCGCCTTTTTGTTTTATTTTTTTGTTTTCGTAATATTCGGTATATTTACCATAAAGTTTACCCTCACACCAGCTTTGTTTTTTCTTTATATTACCATTCTCGAAGTACAAGATGTTTTCACCATGTCTTTGTCTATTTTGAATTTCGCAGCTTTCTTTAAGGCATCCGTAAGTATTCTGATAATAAAATCTAATAATACCATCTTCTTTTTCTTTATTGATTATTTGTTCTGTTTCAACTTCGTGAGAAATTACAGAAACAACAAATCTATTTGCTCTAGATACTATTGATTTAACAGCACCTGATGTATTATAACCGTATTTCTTGTAAAGTTGATTATGGGTGAAATTATTGAAGAAGAAATCCAAAAGGATTTCAGGAGTTTTTGATAATTCATAAAGTTCTTTTGCTCTGCTTAATTTTTGTCTTGGTATAGCTTCAAGATTTTCAAATTCGTAAGATTCGATTTTTGTTGATTCGAAGTTTTTGATACTGCCAACATCATTGATATTTCTAAGATAAGTATCAAAAATTTCATCAACTTCCAATTTTGATTCAGAAATCATATCAGTAAGGTCACCATCACTCATACTTTTATTACTGGAATGAGTTATGATACTGGAAATGTTAATAATTTTACCCTTATTGATTTTATTATATTCCATCATTGCTGTATGTCTTACACACATCAAAACATATCCAGCATTAGGTTCTTGTGCTTTAAACCATCTTTCGGCACTTTCGACTGCTTTACCTTCGGCATCGTATAACACATCTTGAGAAGTAAGTTTTTCTAATTCAATTTTATAAATTTCTGAATCAGATTTACCTTTGTAAGCTTCTTGCTCAAAATAAAGATTTGATAATTTTTCATCGAAATCACTGATTTTTAATCTCAATGTTTCAATTTCTTTCTTCAACAAATCTCTTTCATCTTTGTTGAAAGACTTATCTTTTTTCTCAATCTTCTTTTTGAGTTCGGTTTTCATATCGTACAATTCAGCATTACCATATTTTTTACGGTTTCTGAAGTAATCGAACTGATTACAAACCACTCTATCTGCTGTATCTCTATCTTTAACCACAGAATACGCTATCGAATAACATTGATCATAATATTCCGACCAAAATTTAGCCCAAACATAATTATGTTTAGTACCAGTCAAAAACAATCTACCAAAAGCTTGTGTATCAATCCAATTTTGTAATGTAAATTTTTTACGATAAGTTTCATGTAGTGTTTTGTAATTTTCTGTTTCGAAGTCAATAGCTACTTTTACTCTGATGTCTAAGATGTAATTTCCAGTTTTGTGTGTCATAATTCTATTTTTTAAATTATTATTGTTATTAATTTCCTACAAAAATCGTGCCAAAATTTGTTATTATTATGTCAATTCAAAAGTTTCTTAACACATTTTAACACATTTTAACATGGAAATAACATTTCTTAACAAATCTTAACATATTTGTCATGACAAACTGACACAATATTAACAATTATAACAAAATTGTGTCATGACAAATATAACAAACAATACTTATAAATAAACAAGAATATTAATAAACCAAATAATATCATGAAAAAATTAAAAAACTTTATTGAAAACAACTCCAAAATTTTGTTAACTGTTTTTTGTTTTGTCATACTTTATCAGACATGTTCTGAAAAAAGAGCAATTAACAAGCTCAAAACAGAAGTAACATCATTGTCGGATAAAACCGATAAACAATTAACCCAAGATGAATATTTACTGATTCAAAAGATAGAAACCTACAAATTTCTGTCGGAAAATCTTTATGTTAATAATGCCATTGTTAGGACTGTTATCAGACCCGATGACAAAATTAACGAGTATACTCAAGAAATCAACAAACTTGAAAAGCAACTCAATGTTATTCGTGAAAATAAAAAATCCAACAAGTAATTACTTGTTGGATTTTTTAAAATACTCTTCGGTTACATATTCGTAAACCATATTCTTATTCTTACAATATTCTAATGATGCCATTCTTTTTGCTTCCACAACAGCTGAATTTGCCAATTGATATAAGTACGCCTTTTTTGTTTTATATTTCTCTCTGTCAGGCTTTTCAGTATCTTTTTGAGATTTAACCTCTATAATGTATTTCAGCAATCTATTGGAGTTACCAAGCATTTCAATATAGAAATCGGGGTAATAACTACACATTTTCTTTTTTACTGGATTGTAATAAGGTATAATGAGTTCATCACTTTCATAGGTCCACCTTATACATCTTGGTGATAAGTCAAGTAGCTGTATAAATTTAAGTTCCAGTCCGCTTCTGAACATAACTCCCATTTTAGCATTGTAAGTACCTATCAATTTATGTGGGTTTTCCAGCTTATGATATCCTTGATGAAATCTGCTATCTTTACGAATAGGATTCAACGATTCTAATTTTCCCATATATTAATTACCAGTCATTGATGTTTTAAGTCTTCCATCGGAACTCGTTAACTCATTTATTTTCCCATTCAATCGTTGAATTTCTTTTATCAACATCCCTATTTGTTGTGATTGTTGTGTACTCGATTCAGCAAACACAGCAAGCAATTGATCTATGCTCGCTGCTGGTTTTGGTTTTCCTGTTGGAGTTGTTGTTGGTGAATATGGAGTATAAGATGGTGAATAAGATGGTGAAGGAGTACTTTTTGTTGTAGCTGTAGTATATTTATCATAAAAATCAGCAGATGAATCAACAAGTTTCGATATACCACCAAAATCTACAGATTCTTTTTTTATAGCTTGTAAGAACTTGATATAAATATCTGTAAATTTCTTGAAAGGGTCTATAAATTTTGAGAATACATCAATCTTAGCCAAAGTCATTGTACTTAGCCCTAATGCTGTTCTAATCAACATTTGCCTAACACCCTCACCAATTTGTTTTCCTCTTTCTTTTATATCAACCTCTGTATTAAATTTAGCTACAACATCACCTAAATCCTTTAACGGACTTATGAGATTATTAACCACCTGAATACCTTTTTCAGAATCCGATTTAAACAACCCCCAAAATCCTTTATCATTATCTTTTGCTCTACCTATTTGAGCAAAAACTGATGGCAAAGCAGTAATTATATCGGTTATATTTTGATTAATTTTTTTAATATCTGTTGGAGAAAGTTTAGCTGTTTTCCAAACCAAAACAGCTTTCGCTAATTCATTCAAAGGAGTACCAATACCCTTAACATAGTCAATACCTCTTTCTGTATCAGTTGTTGACCAAAGACCAAAAAGCCCTGGCTTTGCTGTTACTGAATCATTACCAATTTTTGCTATAGTTTCAGGTATTATAGCAAGAACGGCATTTATATTGCCAGTGATCATTTTTATATTAGCTGGTGTTAATTTCATATCTTTCCAAAGCTTAACACCTTCAGCAAGTCTTTTTACAGAGCTACCAATACCTTCAACATAATCAATACCTCTTTCTGTATCAGTTGTTGACCACAATCCCCACATACTTGGTTTATCTGTATCATCATTACCAATTCTTGCAATAGTTGCTGGAAGTACTGATAATATAGTGTTTATGTTATTTGAAATTAATTTAGCATCTTCAGCAGTTAATTTCATGTTTTTCCAAAGCTTAACACCTTCAGCAAGCTTTTTCATTGAATTACCAATACCTTCAACATAATCAATACCTCTTTCTGTATCGGTTTTAGTCCATAAACCACCTGATATAAATCCAAGTATTCCAGTTGCTGGTTTCGCTGTATCATCATTACCAATCTTTGCAATAGTTGCTGGAATTACTGATAAAATAGCACTAATATTATCTGAAATAAGTACAGCTTCTTCAGCAGTTAATTTCATGTTTTTCCAAGCCATAACACCTTTTGCAAGTTGAGCCAAATTGCTACCCAAACCCATTGTAAATGCTATACCTTTTAATATTTGCCATTGAGAAACTTCTACACCATGTTTTTTAGAAATATATTCAGGTGATGTACCAAGAGCGATAGCGGTTGTTACACCAAGTATTGTATCAGATAATATTTGAGCATCTTCAGGTTTCCAATCAGATGTTTTGCTTTTCCAATTTGATAAAGCAGAAGCAAATTTTCCAATTGTTGATGCCATAAGTCCACCAGTTGTAGCTATCTTAATCATCGAACTTAAGCTTAATTCAGAAAACGCTTCATCCAATCCTTTAACTAGTATTTTTAAATTATCTGCAAATGCTTGTGTTTTATTTGCATCTATATCAAGTTTTGCAATAGGTGATAATCCTTTCGATAAAGCCCATAATGCCCCACCAACAAGACCTATAGCTAATGCTCCACTAGCAATAAACGGCAATAAAAATCCAGCACCAGCAAAAACAAGTCCTAGAGCTGTAATTATTGTTGGTATTTTCCAAACTGCATCACCATGTTTTCCTAGAGTTATTGCTAATTCAATTAATGGTTTTTTCATTATCCACAATGCAATTCCAATCAAGGCAATAGCTAATACACCTTGAAGTATAGTTGTCATCATCATACCAGCAAGAATAAAAGGTGCTGTAACAGTTAAAAGCATTAATGGTATTTGCCAAATTGCTTTATCTTGTTTTGCAAGCATTTTAGAAACTGTTGAAAGTGACCACCCAAATAAAAGAAGCGACAGTGACATCAATGCAACTGATATTGCGCCTTTTTTAATATTTTGAGAAACAACATTTATACCCATTAAAGTATAAAATAATGCTGTTCCAGCAAGTAATAATAAAACCATACCAACTTTACCATATTCAATAGGTATTTTTGACATCAAATAGAATGTACCAGTCATCATAAGGAGCGAGAGTGACATCAAAGCAATGTTTTTAATACCATTTTTTAAATCAGCTTTGTTACTTAACCCCATATATTTATAAAACTTAGAAACAATATATGTTATGCCAACAACAGTTAATATGCCAACAACCATATCGGTTATAGAAAATTTTGTAAGTATATATGCTGATGCTCCTATTGCTAATGTCATTGCTGCAAGTCCTGCACCTATAAACATGAGAGATTTAGAACCATCTTTCATTTTAGCACTGTTTTTTGACAAATAGTCAAGTTCAGGCTTTAATAACTTTAGTGCAAATTTGAAAAATAAAACACCTGCCGTTGCTGGAATAGCGAGTATACCCGATACAGCAAGACCACCAACAAATCCAATAATAGATTCTGTTATTTTTACAAGTGAACCACTAAATTCTTGTATACCTTTTAAGTCAACACTTGATATTATGTCATTTATGGAATTTATTGTTATTTTAACACGTTCAATAGATTTGAGAGCATTTTTAGATATATCTTTTCTAACTCTAAAATGATTCAATGCATTAACAAAGTGTTTTAATGTCTTGAAAAATCTATCAACATTATTTTTTGATTCATCAAGTAATTTTTTATTAAAAGACGATAAAAATCCTATGTTGACAGCTTTAATAGATTCTGTCAATATGCTTGTATCTTTGCCAAGTGTTGAGCCTGCTTTACCTATTGATTCTGTATATATTGATATTATGCTTGAAAGTTTTGCTATATCTGTTTCTGTGAAAGCTCCTATAGCAGTGCCAGTACCACCAGTAGATTCAGTGCTAAATATACCTTGTAATATACTTTTTACATCAACATCACCTGAAGGTGTTTTAGACATAGCTTCTTTGATATATCTAGAAGATTCCTTTATATCGGTAGATGCCGAAAGTATATCAAATGAATATTCAGCTATATCATTAAGGTAAGAGTTTTGTTGTTTTAAATAATCATATAAAACTTCTAATTCAACATTATCCATATCAGGTATTTTAATTATTTAAAACAACAAAGCCGAATATAGTATTATATTCGGCTTTTAATCACATATTTTAAAGATTTTTATTAAAGATTCCGAGTTAAGTCAGTTTCATATGCTGATAAATTATTATCTTCAAAAGAATATATATAAACTGGAAATTCAAGTTTATTACCAAAAACATCTTTTGTTTCGATATGAAAATTACTAACAATTAAAGGAGTTTTATTATCAAGCCCACTTAATTTTGGCATATAATACACTTTTTCACCAACCTTATATTTAGGATCTGTGTTATTATTTTCAAACCCCTCGAATACTTTTAATTTTTTCATAAATACAAAATTTAATCTTTAATTATTTAATCTTTAATTATTTAATCTTTAATTCCATATATCTCTTAAGTTTGAGTAGAAATAATAAGGCGGTATTCTTTTTGTAGTAAAATATATTTTCAAACAATTCTTTCATTGTTATATTATCACCATTAACTGTTATAATAGTTCCACCATCTAAACATTTTCCTGACTGTCGGCTTGATAGAAATATATTAAAGCGGTAATTTTCAAATTGTTTAAGTACTCTAGATTGGTATGGTCTAAGGATTATCTTCTCAATACCATTATCTGTCATACAAAATGCATAATTATTAGCAAAATAAAGACACGATTTTTGTATTTTTGCTAATTCAATAATTTCCTCGTCTGTATATTGATAATGAAGAAAAGCTTTTCTTTTTCTCGTATCTTTTAAGAAAAAAGGGTTATCTCTTGGTAAAAAACCAGTTTTGTTATAATCATCTATAATATTTTTTACCTTTTCTGAATCATATATATTACCTTCCATATAATTTATTTTTAATGGTATTCCTTGATTAGCGAGAGGTACTTTCCTTGTATTCTGATAATTTTTATGATATAAACACCCCAAAGAACATAGAAATTAAAAGAAAATCACCAAAGAGAGTTGAATGTTATTAATGATGAAGGTATCTCTTTTAGACCTATGGCAACAAGTATTCTATTGATATACGACAGATAATTTGACATAAATTGTATATCATATGATACTGGATATTTTTGTAAAAACTGTGGTGGTATAACTCCAATAGGGAATGCAAAAACATCAATTATGGGGCTTGTTGTATAATACCATTGTATTTTATCACCAGATTTTATTATAGAATATTTTTGTTTTATTTCATCAGGTGCAAGCGATATTTCGTTATTGTATTGAGCAATCGCTCTGATGTGAATAGGAGAACCAGCAACGTATTTTATATTATTATCAGAGCATTCAAGTATATATTTACCAAGATTATTAACTCTTTGAGTACTTAATATATTAATTATATCTATATGTGTGAATTCTTCTTTTATGTTCCTGATTTTATCAACAATAATATTATAATCTATAATATCTGTCTTAATTATACAGTCAATTATAATTTCCTTAAGTTTTTCACGAATAAATTTAGGTACAGATGTTTGATTCATTTCAAGACCAATAGCCTTTACATTTTCATATCTTCCAAATGTTGTTCCATTTTCCCAAATAAGTTCCTTAACATATCTTTTTTTAGATGATATCAAGAATTTACCTATAATTTGTTCAAATGTTAATTTAAGGCACGGCATACCCGATATTCTTTTTTGGAATCCACCATGTAAACTTATGAAATGAGACAACATATGCTCAAGTGCTGGATATAAGTCGATTTTGTTTAATTTCAGGACAAAATCTTCAATAGTACCTTTATAATCAGTATGGCTAATTATCTTACCATAATTTACAAACACCGAATCAGTATCACCATAAATTACAATATCTTCAGTTATTGGAGTAACATATGTTATACCAAGTTGTTCATGAATATGTGGTATATTAGGAAATCTTTCCTTGAAATATTTATTAAACCAAAATTTGGTGTACTTTATAACGTATGCCGATTGAGTAGATATAGAAGAAGCTACATATTTGTCATAAAGTATAAATGAAGAAAACCCAAATACGCCATATATAGAATTGAGGATTTTCTTTAAAGATAAATCCTCGCTCTTTTTTGAAAATTGTAAATTTTGAAGTCTAGTTATTTCATCATTGATTTCTTGTTCAGTTACTTCTTGACCTTTTTCAAACTTACAGTATTTTAAATCCAAATCATATATCATATCAATTAAACCAATTAAGTTCAGTTTTTCCTTTATACCCTTTTTCCATTACAATCCACATATACGCAATAGCCGATGAATTTTTGTCAATTATTCCTCCTTTACATCCATGTATTCTACTTGTTGAAACCAATATAGTTTTAGGTGGATTATTATCAAAAAATTTTCTTCTTTCTTTTCCTTCTAAAAATGCTAATCTTAAGAAAAATGCAACTTTATAGCCTTCTTCCAATATATCATAAGCATGTCTTAGAAATTTCAATGCCTCTTTGTATGGAGGGTTTGTTATTATATTACCACTAAATTTTTGTGTACAATCTAAAAAATTTACTCCCGATTTACAAAACCCTCTATCATACAAATCATAACTTACGACATTGTATCCTTTTTCAATCAATATTTTTGATATATGTCCTTCCCCAGCACATGGTTCAAGTACAGGAATTTGTATATCAAAAAATTCATTTTGTAAAAGTCCATTTGTAGCAATTGGATTTGTAGCATAGAAATCATCTTTCTCTCTTTCCGTAAGTGAATGATTGCTACATCCATTCATAACAAAAACATTGACTTTATCCATTAATTATTCTGATTGAATATGCCATTAAATTCCTTTATTCCTTTGTTATATTCTTTCAAGTCGTTTTGATTTATATTAGCCATGAAATCCATTACATCATTATCAACCATGACTTCAGAAATCGATAAAGGTCGTTTCAATTTGATACCTGCAAGAGTTGTACATCTTGATAATGCAACGTATGTCTGACCAGTATCAAAAATACCTCTTTCACCAGTATCAATTGTATATTGCTCGATTGTGCAGGATTGTGATTTATGAATAGACATAGCATAACCGATTGATATCGGATATTGAGAGAATTTACCAACACCAATAGATTTTACTTCTCTTGATATAGGGTTGTATTCATATTTTTCTGAATTGAATTCAACTTTATCAAGTGATATCAAATCATCATTATCAAGACGAATTATAAGTTGGGAATTTTTGAAATCAATTAATGTACCCATAGTACCATTGATATATTTTCCATTATCTTTGTCGTTTGCTCTAACCATAACCCTTGTACCAATCTTAACTTTAATAATTTCATCAACAGCACATTGCTTAAGGTTAAAATTTCCTTCTGCTTTACCAATTAATGTAATCCAATCGGATTTTATATCATCAAGTTTTTGATTGTTATAAAATTCAACATCTTTATTGTATGTACATAAAATAATGGCATTATCATTGATTTCATTATTAATCATGATTTCATTAAATTCAAAAAGTTGTGAACGAGTTATAGTTCCATATTTTATTGAATTCAAAAAGTTGATGAATTTCTCATCTTTTTGTCGGAATATTTTAGTGAAATTTATGGTTGTTATAGGCACAAACTCAAATGGTTTGGCTGAATAAAAATATTTTGTATCAAATGTATGTTTTATATAGTCAATTTCGGATTTATCAGATAAAACTGGTGGTAATTGGTAAAGGTCACCAACAAGAATAAGTCTTTTACCACCAAAAAATTCGTCAATACCAAGTGCTTTTCTGTAAAATTCATCAATAGCTGACATCATGAGTGATGACACCATAGAAATTTCATCAATAACTATTGTGTCAGGAATAGAATATTTTTCAATATTCATATGTGGTTTATGTATGTTACAAGGGAATAATGGTTTAGGTGGAAATCCAAAATAGGAGTGAATTGTTTCACATTCTATACCATCAACACGAAGATTATTTGCAGCTACACCAGTTGGTGATAAAACAATATAATCTTTTATATTCGATAATAACCATTTAAGGAATGTTGATTTACCAGTACCAGCAGAACCAGTTATAAAAAACACTCCTCTATCTGTCATAATTTGGTTGTAAGCAGATTTAAATTCATCTGTAATTTCCAACCAGTCTGGTTTTACTGTATTTTCAAATTCAATCATTTTCTCTCTTTTAATTTCTCTCTTTTATATTAAAATCGAAAAAAGATAATCACGATTCATGTATTCATGCTTCATAACTTCCTTCAGCATTAAGAAGTCTACTCAATGGAACCCTATTACCATCTCTAAGTTCTTTAGGATTTGATTGATTAAGTGAATTGATTATTGAATTTGTTATGAGTGAAGTTAAAAAAGAAAATGCATTGGATGATTTATTCATAGTGTATCTAATACAATTATCGCTTAATATTTCTGTTTGCTGGTATTTATCTTCTAAAATTACATTTTGAAGTCTATTTTTATCACCAATAAAATAAAAATCAACACAAGAAAATATCGATATATCATGCTTGTTATAGATATCAATTATAGATAATTTCTTTTGTACTGTATAATTTGTACATTTTACAACGCCTTTGGGTTGGTATTTTTCTTTTATAAGATTAACAACATTTTTCAAGGTCATATTTTCGTTTTTCCCAATAGCCACTGTATCACTATCAAAATTTTCTTTTTCATCAAAATTTATTTCAATGTCGGAATAATTTTCAATATGAATAATAATCTTATCACCAGCAACCAAATTTTGTTGAAGTTTTATTGCTAAACAATTGTAAATATTGAATGTTTTCCAATATTTACAAAAATCATATGTTGCTGTTGAAATAGCATCTTCACGAATATCATCCGTTGCAAGATAAAACCTTTTACCGACATGCAAGCAATGTTTTCTAAACATTACTAAAAATTCTTTACTTAAATCATCTTGAAGTACACATTTTCTTAATTCTTCGTCATACTTATCTTCGTCAAGATAATGGTTAGATTTTTTAGCCATAATTTATTCCTCTTTTTTATCGGTTATTTCTTCGATTTTTATAACTTTTTGAATATTATATTCTTCTTCTGTCAAGATACCAAATTTATCAACATATAGATATTTTTGAGAGTACATCGCTTCACCTTTATCATTCTTAATAGCTTCATATGATTTTATAATTTCAAGTTTTTTCTTGACAGTCATATTTTGTTTTGCATCTTCTATTAAGAAGTTGGCATTATGTTTTATACCATAAGAAGTTTTGAATGATTTATCAACTTTCAATTCTTTAAATTTCAGCAAACAATTTATATAAACTGGTGCTGATAAAACTTGATTGAAAGATGTCATCATTCTATTAATGAAATTAAAATATGATAAATCTTCATATGATAAATTATCATCGGCATAGAAAATAACTCTACCACCACCCGAAGAGTCATCTTTATTGAATCTTTTTCGTGGCAATCTTGATATATTATTAAGTTGTTTATCAAAATAATCAACAACTTTCATATTAGTAAGGTCTGGTCCATCCTGTTTAAGTGTATCAATTTGTGATTGAGAATTATTAACAGAAGGTATAACTATATTTCTTGAGTAAGATATTGATGCTTGGCCATTTACTGTTACTTCTCCACTATCAAAGTCAATAAGTAATGTTTCTTTATAGTGATTAACAAATTTTCTCAAAGCCTCAAGTGCTTTATCTGTTGTTTTATTACCAACTGGTACAACCATTTTGATTCTCGATTGGCAATTCATAATAAACCATCCAACAGTTGCATCTTCCATCTTCCTTTTTAAATTAAAATCACGAAGAAGTCGTTCAACATATGATAAATTGCCAGTTGAATCAATGTCAAGGTATGGAATATACAAAACTTGATTTTCTGAAAGTATAACTTTAGCACCAATCATTTTTTCATATTCCCAAGCTTTAAGTTTCTTTTCTCCATAACGAATATCAACATATCTCAACTTATTGGGGTCTATTTCATTAAATCCAAGAATTTTAATCGGATATAAATCTTCTTTTTCTTCACCATTAATATTGAATTTGCTATTAGCAAAGGTTTCTAATATATATTCAAATCTAGTGATACCATTATTAATTTTTGTTATTTTGTTTGTATGTATTACTTTGTTGTATTTTATCTTTGATTTTTCTTCAGTAAACGATTCATTTACTTTAATAAGAGTTTGCTTAAGCTTTGTAATTTGGTCATTCAATTCTTCTTTTGTTTTGAACTCATAAATTATTTCATATGCCAAACAACCATCAACAAGCCATTGTCTATATTTTTTCCAAGCAACATTATCATTATCAAAATCCAATAATGAATAAATATCACTGAATGATTCTTTAATATATTCTCTTATATTCTCTTGGTATTTTTCGTTGACGAATTTAACATCACAATAACGATTGTATTCATCTGTTATTACTGAATCATCACAAATACAATCAAGAATATATTCAATTTCAGGATAATTAGCAAATTTTCGTAAATAATTCCTTTTTTCAGGATAAGAAGATTTGGAATAAGAATTGGTATCAACATCTTGTGTAGCACCATTAGCAAATGAACTGTATGCTCTATACAATTCATCTTCATATGTTACAGAATTTGTTTCCTTTATAATTGTGTAATCAATACCTATATTTGTTAATCTCTCTGTGAGTTTTGTTATTGGTCTGAAGATTATTGGTGTGGGCATAACATTTTATATTATTTAAATGGGGTTGATAAAGTAATATATGATCTTATATTAAAAAGGCCTGAAATTATTCAAATTTCAGGCCTTTTTATGATTATTGTTAATAGTATTTATTTTTTGCTTCTTTTTGCTTTTTTGCTTTCAAAAATAGCTTTACGATAACGTTTTTTGATTGATTCATTAATTTTTTCTTTGATTCCATCTTTACAAGCTTCATCAATATTTTCTTGTGAGTCAACGATTGTATCAACAGCAGTTTCGATTACATCTTCAACAACATCCGCAGGAACTTCGGCTTCAACCAAAGTATCAACGAGTTCTCCAACTGAAATTTCTCCACCTTCTAATTCACTTGCAGCAGCGATTATTTGGTCTTTAACTTCATCGGTTATGGATTCAGTATCGGTAAGAATTTGCTCAATATCACCAGCTTCAATTGCTTTATCGTCAACTATCTCATCGGCTTGTTCTTCTGTGATTTCTGTGATAGGAGTATCTGATGCTGGAACTTCTTTTTCAACAACTTCATTTGATAAAAGAACTTCAGGGTCATATTGTTGACCATCTTCAGAAACAAAATAACCATAATCAGAAACAAAAGTTCCTTGATTATTTTCAAAAGTTCCTTGTTCATCTTTGTATGTAAGAACAGAGCCAGCTGGTAAAACAACTCCACCATCAATTTCCAAATCTTCTTTTGTTGTATAAGTATCACCTTCAACAAGTTCTACTCCATATTTTTCAGACACAAAATTTTCAAAACACGGAACTCGACCAGTACCTATTTTTGATTTAAAACTTTCATTGATTTTATAAGTTTTCATAAGTAATAATTTTTTAAATGATTTTTTAAATGATTTTTAATTATTTAGTGGAATTAGTATTTTTAATTGGAATTAGATGTTATTTATTTCATCAAGTTTTGATTTTGATACTTGATAAACATCATCAGTTCCATCAAATTCTATAAATATATGATCACCCATTGGATTAAAGCATATAGTAACACCATTTATATCATCATCAATTTCCAATTGGTTTTCATTATTATAATCAGATTTTAATAATTTGCTAACAACTTCATAAAAGAATTCAAGTGGCTGTTCAATATTTGTTTTCAATTGCATATCAATAGCAATATCTTCGATATTGCTGGTGTTTTCATTCACCGATAATAATGTATCCATATCAACATAAATCATATCTTGAACAATATCAGGACTATAACTATTTATGTTTGGTTTGGTAGATAAATCTTCGCCTTCATTTACTTTTTCAGATTTTGCTGATTCAGTGAGGTATTGTATTGATTCATCAAGAACAACGGAAAATGAATCAGTTTCGTAATAATCTTTTAATTTATTTTTTAATGAATCAATACCAAATTCGGCTACAAATTTGTTGATTTTTTTGAGAATACCAGTTATTTTATTCTCTATATAATTTATATCTGATTTTATAGTAGAATTTCTTTTTAAATGTCTTAAATCTTGATAATTGTCTAGATATTTTGCAAGTGTTTCCATTCTATAGTTTGAAATTGAAATTTCTTCTTCGATTTCCAAATCTTTTGATTCAAATACCTTTAACTTTTTCATTTTGATTTCATTTTTATTCAGACAAATTTTCGAATATATCATTTATTCTTTTTTTCATCATTATATATGTATTATGATGCATTCTATCAAGTTCTTCTATAAGAGTAATAACCTTTTGTTTATTTCTTGATTTAAGACACCTTATACACATTTCAAGTTTTTTATCAATGTCATCGGGTGGAAATAATGTTCCAAGTTGTCTTCCATTGATATAAAATTCATTCATGCAATCAATACTCTTATTTCTATGTATTGACAATATGCTTTTTATAGTGTCTTCCAATGCTACAGTATTGTTATCGTTTTCATTATTTGATTCAGATGCTGTATGTAAGGATTTTATTATATCGATTTTTTGTGAATCCAAAATCGATTTTATCACAACAACAGATTGTTGTATATTAATCTCTCTTTTTGCATCATTATCAATTTTATCAGAAACCTTTTCTAGATATGCGCATACTCTTTCCAATACTGGAGCTATATTTGCTATATCTTCAACTATTTTTGTGTTATCTTTATTATTGTTTTTAATAAATTGTTTAAACATTAATAAAAAAGCCAACATAAAAACGGTGAATAAAGCTATTGATATCCAAATCGCAAATGCCATACCTACACTTGTAGAACCATAATCATTAATATTTTTAGACAATTTACCTACGGTTTCAGCACTTTGTGAAACAGATACTGCAGAACTCAATAATAATAAATTCATATTAATACAATTTTATTATTTACTAGAAAATGATATCAATATGAATTTATTGTGGGAGTATTTTGAATTGAGTTGGGTCTATAAGACCTGAAGCTTCAGTCATACGCATATAATTATATTCAACTTTCATCTTCAGATAATAATCTTTGTAACGACTGTCTCTTATCTTTAGGAATTTGAAATACATTTCTTTATTCATACGCATAACTTCAGGAGTTATCATGCCTATAACATTATCAGCTCTATGAAAAAGACCAGATGATTCCGACATGAAACTACCCATTTCGATATCGCTTGCGTTTGCGTTTTTGATTGTTGCTTGGTGGGCTGTAATCATAGCCCATTGGTTATCTACACCAGCTTGGAATAATGCTTCTGCATTAGATTTATGATAAGAATACATATTTTCTGGAGAAATTCCATAATCATTACCAAGTTCTGTTAAATAATCTATAATTACTGCATCAAATTTTATATTTCTTTCTTCTTCAAGCCTTCTCACTCTTGAAATTATAGATAAAGGACTAGCTTTTGAAAATCTCATGCTAAGAAATACACCAACTTTACCTTTTTCTTTAATTATACCCCTTAATGCGTCTTGTACTACATCCGATGATTCAGAAAATCTAGCATAATCATACATTGGTATCGATAGCATATTACTACCAATTCTCTTATATATTTTATCGATACCCATCTCAAGAGATATTAATACAACATTTTTACCAGCAAGTGATATACCAGCTGCTATATTTCCAAGAACTAAAGATTTACCTGCATTTGGAGCACCAGCGTATATGGTTAAAGTACCAGGGGCGAATCCGCCATTTTCTTCAAAATCGGAAAGTGCCATATTTGTTGCCGAGAATCCACTATTAACATAATTTTCAGCCTTCATCTGAACATGTTCTTTGGCATCCCAATAATCATGAATTTCAGCATCTTCCATGTCTATTGATGACCTTCTAACAACAATGTCTTTTGCTCTACCAATTACTTGCTTTACATTTTCAGGTGTTATTGTCTGTGTTTGCATATAACGAACAGCAGATTTATAACCTTCTTGTGCATTTTGCCAACTAATCCAAGAACCAACTGTCTCTTTTAACCAGTCTTCAGAATGTCCATTTATATTTGTTGTTATAATATGTTTTGTTACAGATAGGAAGCTATTTATATTTTCATTGATATCCTTGTTGTTGTCAATGATATAGCTTTCTTTATCTTCTTTAACCAAAACGTCTATTTGCCCTATGTCTGGATTTTGGGTGTCAAAGAGAGGCTCGTTGAACCTTGTGAAGAATTCTTTTGCTAATTTGAATAGAAATTTACAATAGACATCTTTGAAAAAAGATTCATCTATTTTATTGATAAGATTGAGGTTGTTTCTTTTTTGAATATAGCAAAATACTATTTGTTCAAAATCGGTTGTGTTGTTTCCAATCATTGTTGAGTTATAGTTAATATTTCATCAGCGATTGTTGCTTGCTTTGTATCAACGAGATTTTGTATACAAACATCAAACTCCTTCATCTTATATTCAGTATTAGCTACAGTTTTTCTAATATCTTCAATATTCATACTCTTTTTGTTTTTACTCATAACAAAAAATATAATATCATCGGGTTCAATGGTTTCCAAGTTAAGGTATTGACCAGTAAGATATTTCAATTTCAAATTTGTTTTATCAATCATAATTATTTTGATTTGTCTAGAATTGAATTCATTTGGCTTTCAAAATCTGATACTGAATCATCAAATTCTGCTGCTGAATCATCAGTAAGCACTTCTGCTGAATCATCAATAAATTCTGTTCTATATTGGAAAAGAGGTTTAATCATCTTTTCATCGATTTGTTTTAGTACTTCATCGGTAAACACCGTTTTATTGAAAAGTTGTGAGAAATCAACGCATCTATTAAGATGTTTAACACAATATTGGTTTGATGATTCTTGTGGTTTACAAACCTTTTTCTCTACTTTGTTGATTATACCATCAACAATCATTTCATCAACAAATTTTTGAGTGAATTTAAAAGATTGGTCTAATTTGGAGTTGTATCTAACATTATCAGATGTGCTTTCATTCACATAAGAAAAATCTTTTGATTTATATTTGCTTGAATTAACAGCATCAAGTATAGGTTTTTTAAACTTAAATTTTTGAATCTTGTTGACATCAACTTTGGCATTACCCATTACAAACACATCATCATTTTTGATAGAATTTTGAACCCACTTAACAAGTGATTGTTCCGAAAAAATGTTATTCAATTGCATTTTTTCTTTTAAAAATATTGTATCAAATTCTAAATTAACATTATGACCACACGACTGTAAAAATAAAATTAAGTCAGGTAGTTGTATTATTTGCTCTTCATTTGAATCAAACACAATGTAACCATTTTCGATATCTTCTTCAAACGAAGGTTGGAAACTGTCTTTTTTATTTGACGAAAGTGAAGACAACACCAATTTGGTTGAATATTTGTTATTCAACCAATCCGAAGTATCAATAGCTTTTTTACCAAATATTTCTTGAGCTATATTGATATAATCAACCATTTTACCTTTTGTAATACCGCAAACATCCCAAGAGATAAATTCTTCAAGACCTAAAAATCTGTTAATTCCTCTAGTGAATGAAATGTAAAAAGATACTGGTCTATGCATTGAAAATCTAGATTCCATAATTTCTGCAGTAACAATAATACCAGTTTTTTGTTTATCTTCATCTCTATCAAATTTTTTGCGAAGATTAACGACAACTGATGGCATATAAAGAGAACCTTTACCACCCGATAACTTTTTAACTTTTTGATAACCTTCATCGGCTTCATAAGTATGTGCTGTACAAACCAATGGAATACCAAGTTTACCAAATCTTGGAATAAGAAGGTTATACATAACTTTAAGCTCTTTTGCTAAGCTACCCATATCACTCTTCATATTACCTTCTAATGCATCATTCAATTGTTTTTCTGAATTTAAAGTTGATATAGAATCTATAACAACAGCTATCTTCGGTAATTCTTTTCGTTGGTCTACTGGTAATTTTTTATTTTCTTGATTTATTTTTTCTTTTGTGTCAAATAATGATTGTGTCAATTGAACCATTTGTGATGTTATTTGATTGACTGTATCAGGAATGATAAATTTTATCATGTTTATATCAACACCTTGAGCAAGATATCTTTCTTTTGTGTGTGCATGTTCTGTGTCAAATATTATAACCATATAACCATCTTTTTGTAGTTCTCTAACTGCATCAAGAACTATATAACTTTTTCCAGTTTTGGGGTCACCAGCTATAATAATACAATGTCCACTTGGTGTACCACCAAATAATGTACCACTTATGCATGCATTCAATACATACGACCCAGCAGAAGTAAAAGTAACTTCTTGGTCAAGTTCTACATAATCAGAATTTGGTAAAAATTGATTTATATAATTTGATATTTCAGAAAAATTTTTGTAATTTCCACTAAATATTTGTTTAGCCATTTTATATTAAATTTAATTTATGATTTATTATTATTTTTATATATCTTTTTATAACATTTGGTTTTTTAGTCCAATCCAAATTCCATATTGTCAATATGTCAATATTTCTTTCATTTTTATATTCGGAAATCTTCAGTTTATCATTTTCCCATACATCTTTTGCTAATTTCCCATATTTTGACAAGTCATCGTATTTGAATTTTCTTGGGTCACAATGTATTCCAGTACCATTAAATTCAAACCCCAAATTCAAGTCCTCTAAAAATATATCAATTTGTAATCTTTTATTATTAATTTTTGAAAAGTAATCATATTGAATTTTAATGTTTTTAAATTCCGTTTTTATAAATTCATAAATTGTTATTTGTGGCCTTGATTTGTTTGTATAATTGGTTGAATTCAATGGTATACAATTTGTACAAATATCAATATTGTTTTTTATTCTATAATAATATTGATTAAAACTATGGATTTTAAATTGTTCATTACACTTATTACACAATAATAAGTGTTCATTATTGCCAACATATTTTATATAATCAAAATCCTTTTCTAAACAACCGTCTTTTTCAAGTCTTAATAAAAATTTATTTGGTTTTTCTTTGTTTGGCTTTTCTTTATACCAATCTTTTTTACATCTACTATTTTTATTACCAGTTGATTTTAATGATTTTAATTTAATATTACATGATTTACTACATGATTTTAGGTATTTTTGTTCCTTGAAAGAATATATTGCTATACCACCACATATTTCACATTTTTGTAATTCAAACACATCATTTTTAATATGCCAAATTCTTTGATAACCATAAATTTTGATATAGTGCTCATCAAGGAAAGAAGTCAAATAAATAATCTCTTTCCAAAATTTATTATTTTGTAGCATCACAGATTTTGATATATTGTATCGATTCCCATACCACCAATCAATCAAATAATCATATTTCCCCATATCAGTTTTTAATTTATTTAATAAAATAATCAAATACATTTGGTGCTTGAGAAAGTGTATTATTCTCAAGCACCAAAAATTTATGTTGTAATAATATGTTATTGTTTTGCACTGAAGAAATCAATATCTTCTTTAAGGTGTTTCATATCTTCTTCATTATTGATATTATATGAAACATTTCTAATAGGTGATGATTTCATGATTTCATCATCATTTGATTGAGTGAAATCATATTTCCAGCATTTGAACACAATTTTTTCACCTTCTTTTTTCAGTTCTATAAGTTTATAAGACATGAACTTTTTAATCAATACAGTTTCGCCAGTAGATATCAAAGTGTTTATAACGTCAGGTATTGGTGTCTTATCATCAACAGTATAGGTTTCCAAAATTTTTTTGATATCAGCGTTTTCATTAATTTTATAACTCTTCTTACCAATAAGTATTCTTCTTTCAAATATTCCAAATTTTTTCATAACAATTGGTTTTATTAAACTACCATTAAATTTTATATTCTTGCCTTCATTTATTGTCAAAGAGTTGTCAAGGTCATTAGCATCGTCTTTAACATTGATATTTGTAAGACCTTCAATATTGCCAAGTTCTGTTGATATTTCATCAACAACTTTATTAATAATTTGAGAAGATTTTTCTTCATCCGACAATTTTTGAATTTGCTCTTTTTTACCAAGCAAAAGTAGATAAACTTCTTCAATATCTTCAGTATAACGAATATCTTCAGGTAACGATTCTATCTTGTTAATATTTCGTTGGATAATTTCAAGCTCTTGAACATATTCTTCATCATGTTCAGAAATGATATCATCGAAGTTAAATTCGTTATTTTCTTCTTCTTTTGGTATTTCAGTTGGTTTTGGTGCTGTTTGTGGTGGTAATAAAGGTTCATCAGATTTTGGTGGTTCAGGTTGTGAATTAGTATTATCTTTTTTATCTTCATCTTCATTATCCATAAATCCTTCATTAACTGAAGAAATATCTAGACTTTTAGCGATGTCAATACCATACATTTCAAGAACATGTGCTTGGATTTCATTGTTATATTTAAACATTTCATCAATATTGTTAAGTTCATCAACTATAACAACATAAATGTTTGGCTCAAGGAATAACACATAAACAGTTGTGAATAATTCTTCATTCTCAATAGAAAAACCTTTAACAGATATTTCTTCATTAGAACTAAATTTATCAAGTGATTCATAAATTTTTTCACCTTTACCAACAACAAGGTTATCTTTAATACCTTTAGCTGTGAAATCCTTAGCTTCTTGGAAAATAAGTTTTCTTGAATTATTATCCATTGTTGCTGAAGCAACCGATTGAGTTTTTGGGTCTATTGATACAAGATTATTGTATAAATCCATTATTTTCCAATTCAATCCTTCTTTATCTTTAGCATCTTCATTTAATGACCCAAATATTTGACCCAAATCAATATATCTAGTTATATATTGTGAAATTATTGAAGGTGGTAAAAATTTAGCATTAACAAGTTTTTTATAAACTGGTGTTGTAATGGAACAATTTTCTTTTATTGCTTCGAGTAATTGCTCGAATAAAATAACGGACATTGCTTTATCAAGTAAATTATATTGGTTGATTATAGCCTCTGCAGCTGATTTTATTGTTATATCATCATCTTCTTCTATACCAACTAGATATTTTTTATTTTCTTTGCTATTGAACAAATAATAATTGCCATCAGTGTCTTTAGATATCAACAATTTATTGTCATATTCAAGGAAGTAGCTTCCATCTGATATTTTCCAATTCATAATCGAATATTTTAATTTTTATTTATTTATTTTTATTCATTACAAAAACGCAAAAATTCAATATTAATGTAAAGACATTTATTAATAATATAAAAACGATTCGACCATCAAATGAGGGTTTGATGGTCGAATTGGGCATTGGATTAGAAAGGGGGTGTATTCAATATATTATCCAGCTAATAAATCCTTTTGATTTTCGCATTGGAACTTGAAACCAGTAATTTTATAGATACTTTCAGTATTTGTACTTAAATTCCAAGCTGGTAATTGTGTCACTGGAAAGAAAATTGGGATTTCATAATACTTTATAAGTTGTCCAATTTTGTTCGTAATTTCAATGCTTGCAGAACCAGTATGGTCTTTTTTCAATGTTTGGAGTGCTGTTGCAGGGTCATAAAGTAATTTAGACCAATCTCTCAACAAATCATATGGATAAGGAACTAATGTTTCAGGATTAACATTGACTTCAAAATCAAATGTTAATTGCATTTTTGTGTCAACAATAGTTCCGATATAAGTTCTATCGTGGTGTCTATACTTTTGAGATACAGTTCCTGGAATTTTATCATTATCAAGACCATCAATTTTAAGATGTTGCTCAAGCAATAAAGCAGAACTTCCATATTTCTTTTGAAGTGAGGTTGGTAATATAATATTTGCTTTATATCTTGTTAAAAATACTGGTTCGTCCAGATTTATAGCAGCTCTTGAGCCTCCAAAACTATAATTATCCATATTATTTCAATTTATATGATTATTTTTAATTATTTAGTAAAATGACAATATAATAAAAAGTATTTTGAAATAATATATTTAATCGAAGTACAATAAACCTAAATCTGCAGGGCTTTGTTGATATTCTTTAAGATATGTTTCAACTTCTTTTACCATATCTTTGCCTTCATCTTTGATAGCTTTGAAGTCTATTTTATATCCACCTATTAATTTTTGATCTGTAAATCCGATTATATTACCAAAAGATATTTTACATTTTCCAAGACAATATTTTCTGAACATGACATCATCGAAGAGTTTTTCTTCAGGAACATTCATCGAACATTCAGCCAAAATAGATGCTTTAACATCAACACCTTCAACAGTTATCATATGGGTATTTTGATTGAAAGCATAAACCAAGTCAGTAACGATGAAATTTGTAAGGAAAGATGTATAGTAATTATAGGTTATAGCAGTAAGCATCGCATTTGAGTTACCACCGATACCCATATTAAAATTCCAGTTCGTTTGTTTAAAATCCGTATCTTTACCATTATAAAGACCAAGATTATAATTACCTGAAATAGTTCTGATTCTAACAACAGCATGAACAGCCTTAGGCATTTCAATTTGTCTTCTAGCTTTGAACAAATCGGTATGGAATGCTGTATCATCAATAATTATATAACAGAATTCATGAGATAAATCCGAAAGTTCATAATAATAATCTCTAGTGTTTGATATTATTGTGTTTATCCTATTTTTATTAGGTGCTGAAGGTATTGTTCCACCCTCACTCAATTCATCAATTAACCAATTAATAAATTCTTTTCTTGTCATACCTTTTTATTTTATTTAGTATTATAAAAAGTTGGTATTATAAAAAGTTGGTACATTATTATTTTCCACAATATTAAATAAAATAAAATAAAATAAAATAAAATAAAATATGAATTATTACAATTTATTACAATGGTATAATAAAAATAAAAATTGTTATTTTATTAAAAAAGGTGCTAAAGATTCAGAAGAATATACAAAAATTTTAAGTTTAACTTCTTTCCTTAATGAATATTATGATACAATTTCTCTATCTCAAAGAATGTGGCATATAGAAAATGATATATTTGAAATTCAAAAATGTGAAATATGTGGAAATATTGTAAAATTCGAAAGACACATAAAATATTATAAAACATGTTGTAAAACATGCAATATAAAATACAGAAATTCTGATGAATTAAAACAAAAAACAAAAAACACTAATATTGAAAGATACGGTGTTGAATGGAGTCAACAATCTGTTATTATTAAACAAAAAATGATTGATAACAACATTAAAAAATATGGAGTTGTATCCACTTCTAAATTACAAAATGTTAAAAACAAAATGTTAAAAACAAATTTAGAAAAATATAGTGGAACTGGATTTGCAAGTGATAAAAACAGAGAAAAACAGAGAAAAACAATGATTGAAAGATATGGAGCTGAAAATCCAAGTTTTATCACATCAATATTACAAAGAGGTCATTTAACCAAAATCAAAAACAATTCTTATCAAAAATCAAAGGAAGAAGATGAATTTTATCAAGATTTAGTATTATTGTTTGGAGAACATAATGTAATTAGACAATATCAAGATGAAAGATATTATAACAAAATCACAAACAAAAAATTTGTTTGTGATTTTTATGTGAAAAGTTTAGATTTATTTATAGAATATGATGGTCATTGGTCACATAAACCACAGTATTTAAAAGAGAAAGAAAGAAATGAATTTATTAAAAAACTTAATAATAAAAACACAGAATATTCACAAAGTATGTTGAAAGCATATTATAGAGATATTGAAAAAAGAAATATTTCAAAAATCAACAATTTAAACATTGAATTTGTACCAAGTAACAAATTATTAAGGCACATTTAATTAAACAAAGTGTTTATATCAATACCATCTGATATACATCCACCAAGAAGATTTTGTAATATTTTTAAAAGAAGCTCTTCTTCTTGTTCTATATCTTCATTTTTATACCATTCCTCAATAAGTAATATAGAATCTAAACTATTGATTGGTATAGGTAATTTTTCAGATTTAAAATATTCATTTACACATATTAAATGTATAGACTTTGCATATAATTGCTTTATATTTTCTTCATCTACTTCAATACCAAAATTGAACTTACAATCAAGTGCTAATACTGTGTGATATAATTCATCTTTTTTTGTGGGTTTAACTTGGTATTTTTTAATAATATCAAGTTTGTTGGAATTTTGCTCGATATATTCAAATTGCTCGTCTTTTATTTTTGCAGAATATACAATACCTTCAAGTGTTACATAAAACACTTTTTCATCTTTGGAATTATTCTCAACGACATTACCAAATTGACCAGCTTTTAAGATTTTAGTATCATAATTAGCTGAATAAACTTGTAGTCTGTCACACTTTAATATAGCTTTACCTTTTGCCATAAATCAACCTTTAGTTTTTTTATTTATTTTATAAATTGTTTTGTGTAACCAATATTCAAGTTTTGTTAGTAATGATTTCGATTCCATATTTTTATAATACAATTCAAAAATAGATATCTTCTCAAATTCCGATATTTGTGTGTTGAGTATGTCAACATCTGTATCATATGTTACACAATTATGAACCAACAATCCATCAGCAATAAACATATGAAGCTTATCATCAATTGTTATGTCAAATACTTTATGTTTACCATTCAATAATTCAACTGATTCAATAATATCAAATTTACCTTCGGCATCGGTAAGACAATATTCATTCATTACACAATCTTCCAAATGGCTTTTCAATCGTTTTGTTGAAAAGTATGTATTTTTAACAACGACTGTATTTCTTACAATACAGCAAGGAAATATATGGTCTTCAGTAGCTTGTATTATTTTACCAGTTTTAGTGGTTATTTTACACAATTCTTTTTTACCATTATAATGTACATGAGTTATTTTTGAAATTCTTGTTTTATCTATATTAACAAAGTAACCAAAGGGTTCTATTTTATAAGACCTTTGGTTACTATATATTATAACATCTTCAATCAAAGATATCAAATATATGATAAGCTTAGGGGAAAAATTTTTACACGATGTTTTTTGTAACTTCGACATAATCTTCATCATTTGTTTTAAAGATGGTTTTAATTTTATCTTTTTTGACTATGGAAACGATTTCATGATCACAAAGATACCCACCAACCTTTATAAATTCAGTAACTTTTTCAAATGCTTCTTTAGCATCTTCTGCTGATACATACATGTTTGTGTTTGATGTTTTTGTAGATTTATCATCTGATTCAACACTAAATCTAACAATAATTTTGTAATAGCATTCTGAATCATCGCCAACAACATCAGAAATTTCTTCCTTAAGTATTTTTTTAATTTCAAACACCTTGTTACCTTCTCCATCACCAAGACACCCTATACAAATAAGCTCTTTTTTAATAAGCTCTTTGAATATCTTTTCAGATTTTTCATAATTCGTTGCAGGAATGTAATATTCTTGAGATTTTGGCACTATACCAAATTCTGTTTGTGTTTGTTCTTTGATAATTGCTTTGAAGTAAATCATGATAATTAAGTTTTATTTATATTAATATTAATTGATTCAACTGAAAAACCTTCCTCATTATAATAAGCCCTTCTTTCTTTACCCCATTTATTCATATATGATATGATAGAGTCCATTTTACCAGTGGTCATATTTTGTTTTTTGGTGTTTGTAGTTTCTATAATGTCATATATTGTTGTCATGTCTTTACCTTCATAAAGACGAGCCAACCTTCCCATTGTTTGGTTATTGGTAGTATTGGATTTAAAAGCTTCGGCATATAATATATTAGCTAGACTTTTGATTGATTGGCCAGTAGAGAATGTTGTATAATTAGCAACAAGTATGGAATTACCAGTATCATCTTTTTTGATTTCATCTTTATATATTTCCCTAAAATTTGTTTCTACATCACCATCAATATAATATATTTTTTTACCAAGATTATGGTAAATATTAAGCTCTCTAAGTCTTTCTGATATTTGTTTACCATATTCGCCTTTTTTATCTGTGAAATAAACAAGTGTATTACCTTTTAGTTGACTTATGAGTTGACATTTCCATTCAAAAAGTCTTTTATGTGACCTTATGAATTGTTGTTCATATCTCAATTTCTTTTCGGGGTCATCTATATAGTCCTTATCAATAGCAAGCTGTAATTTCTCTTTGTCAGTTGCGAAGTCAACAGTTATTTGTTTTACTCTACAATCTGTTGTCGCACCAACATCAACCAAAGACTTCTTAGATATTACCTGAACAATTGGTCCAAAATTATCTTCATTAGTAAAATGGTCTGAAGTATCACCAATTTTTGGATGTGAACCTGATAAACCTATCAGATTATTAACAACACCACAATTTTTAATTATATTTTTTATGGATGAAGAAACCGACCTATGTGATTCATCACACATTATAGTATCAAATTTTGATAAAAATTTATCATCATAATTAACAAGTGTAGAAAAATTACCAATTATATGATCAAATTTTTCTATATTTTTTCTATCTTTGGATTCACCATATGCCATACCAAGCTTTAAATTATATTTCCCATTTGAATATTCGGAAAACTCTTGGAATGTCTGTATAACAAGTGCAGGGTCGGGTTCTATTATAAGAACATGCTTAGATTGATTTGTATATCTAAGTAACATCAATAACAAATACATAATAAGTGTTTTACCACCACCAGTACCAACATCAATTCTGCCAAATCTATATTTGAATGCGTTATAAACTGATTCAACCTGATAATCATATGGAGTTATGTCTTCAAGCTCTTCTGTCATATTATAGCAGAAGCTTTTAACTTGTTCATATGTTATTTTTTCTCTTAGGAAACTATCAAAGTTTTGAAAGCTAATAGGAAATCCAAATCTTTTACACATAGTAATAAGATTAGACCATTGAGTTGATCTAATCTTATCAGGTGATATCATATAATCAACAATACCTTTCCATCCCTTACCTTTAGCACCCATTTTTTTCTGAAGGATATAAAAATTTTCAACCTTTTTTCTGAAATAAATAGCAGTTTGAAGTTGTTCTGCTTCAGAATTATAAAATAATATTAAATATTGTTTATCTTCAGTTAATTTTGCTATCATTTTTTAATAAATTTTTCTCTATGCTTTGTTATATTTTCTTCCGAAAGTTTGCTTAAACAAATTGAATATGTTAACAATATTTTCAGAAATTCGTTTGGTAATTCTTTACATCCAAATCGATTATAATTTTGGAAAAATTCAGCAGCTTCAACAATTTCTTGTTTGTCGGAACTCGTTACAAGAACATCAAACATTTCATGGAATTGCTTTGTTTCAGGAAATTTTTCATCATAGTTTTTTTTAAGAATTAGCATCCTTTCAAAATTATAACATACAAATTCGAAAAGGATAATTTCTTGTTTTCTTATCATCCCATCAACCACAATCAAAGCTATTATTGTTAGATAATAAAGTATTCCGTATCCAGATACAGTATACAGTATTATTTTAAAAAATAAATTCATATCAATGTTTGAAATAACCACAATCAATCCTATAAATAAACTCATTTTTAAAGATTTTAATAAAACACTTGTTACCATAATCAACTAATTTTTCTAAATTCTTCAAGTTTAACAACCAATTCATGTCCGAAAGTCATATCCGAAACATTTTTAATTGATTCCATCAAAAAATTTATATGATTATCTAAAAATGATATACAATATTGATATTGAGAAAGATTTGCATCAATCATTGTTCTTCTCTCAAAATCATTTGCTGGCTTTATACCATCGATATTAGTACCAAATTTATATTTTTTAATTTCATTATTTTTAAGTATAACAAAATCTTTTGTAAGCCATATTTGGTCATCTATTATACATTGCTTGCGTATGATTAATGTTTGTCTATCAAAATAAAATTCATTTTTTGATTTTGATAATAGTGAAGCATTTTTCATATTATAACTAAGACCTTGTATTTTCTTAGTTATTCTTTCAGTATCAAATTCTTTCCTTTTTTCTATAAAATCGGTGATATCGGTGATATTAGTTGTTAAAATGCTGTTACCGATAAAATACTTTATAGTTTTATTGAGGTCATATATATTTTCAGAAGAGTTCTCCATGAGTAGGTTTCTTTTTCTTTTTATGTTCTTGAACAACTTTTATGTTCAGTTTCTTAACAACTTTTATATTGGAATCTTCACCAATTTCAATTTCAGGAAGATTTATTTTTTCTTTCAAGTCGTTGTCAAAATTTATATTTCTTTTAAGATTCTGCATTTTTCATTTTTGATAATTTTATTTGGGCAAAATTATTTTCAACATTAACTTCAATTTTATTATCAAAAAATGTTGGACTTATTACAGAATGATTTACCAAGAACACATTCATGTTCAATCCATCAACTATTTCTCTTTTAGTTATCTCAAGCACTATAGGAAGCATAGACACATGGAGTGATGAGAATATCTCATCCAAGAACACAACATTAAGGTCTGTACATTTATTTTTGATAAATTTAACTATTGTACAGATGATTGAAAAGTCTATCATCTTTGATTGACCAAGAGATATTGTTCTGAACGATGCTTCATTACCAAATCTATATATAGATGGTTTGAATTCATCGTCAAATTTAATAGTTAATGGTAGATCGAAATTACTAAGTATTGAATTAACTGAATGATTAATATAAGGAATGATTTTTGCTATAATAAAACTTTTTATTCCCTTATCCGATAATGAGTACTCAACAATCTTCAAGAAAATCAATGATTTGTTTATTATGGCATATTCATTAATAACTTCATCAATTTGTTTAGTGTATTCAGCCATCTTCTCCACCATCAAATTTTTATTGTTGGTGATGATAAGATTATTGTTGTTTATGGTTTGTGTGTTTTTATCGATTTCTTCAGTAAGAGTTAAATTTTCTTCAGATATTTCAGTTACAGATTTAGTTGCTTCTTCGAATTGTGAATTAAGCTCCTCAAGTTCAACACCTTCGAATAAAGTTTTAACTTCTTCGAATTGTGTTTCATCTTCAACAAGTTTTAACTCCAGTTTGCTTATTTCCAATTCTATGTTTTGCTTTCTAGTAAATTCATCTGTTATAAGTTGACCTACTGATTTTTTCTTAAGTTCCTCAATTTTACTTTCTTTATTAGCAACATTTTCATCATTAACTTCTTCAAGCTGGAATTTCAATTTATCGATTTCTTCGATTTTTGATTTATCAAATTTATCAATTTCATCCTGATAAACCTTTTTTGTTGAATCAAGTTCATCATGTTCTTTTGATAAATTTTTGATTTCTTCTTCCTTATTTTTCAAGGCATCTTCTTTTAAATCAACAAATTGTATATTGAACTTAATAGCTTCAAATTTTTTCTTATCTGATTCAAAATCAACTTCGGTGCTGATATCAGTATAATTTAATAAAACATAACTAGCTTCAATAAGCTCTGATTTTTTGGAATCATCGATGAAGTTGTATTTTTCATTTGTATATTTTTCATTAGTAATATTGGTTTTTACTTTTAAACTGATTTTTAGCTCGATAGATTTTCTTTTCGATGCTTCCAATTTACCTTCAACTTCTTTGATGAGTAAATCTTTTCCATCAACAGATTCCTTAATTATTGGTAATTCAATTTCAAGTTTTCTATTGTCATCTTCGAGTTCGGACATTTTTGATGAATATTCAGCATCGGAAAACAATGTTTCACATGTCGGGCATTTACCTTCCTTATATAAACCCAAGAAATAATTGTTCTTTTCAAGTTTCTGCTCTTTAATAACATAACCAGCATTTTCTTGTTCTTTCAATTCTTTCAATTCGGTTATCTGTGTGGTGAAAGATTCAATAAGTTTATTTTCTGATATATATTGATTTCTTACAGTGTGTAAATCGAGCTGGTCTTCCAAAATGAAATCAATAGCATTGTTAAAATCGACATAAGCTCTAGATTTCAATAACTCATTATATTCAGTTTTTGCAGAATCAATAATTTCAAGTTGTTTATCGATTTTTTTCTTAAGATTACCTATTTGCTCTGAATAATTGTTATATTGCTTAAGTGATGTCTTTTTGTAATATACTTGGATATCTGTTAGTATTGTTTGGATTTCATCAGTTGTCTTTGTTTCAGTTTTCTTCAGAATTTCCAAATTTTTCTCCAAATCAATGATGGATTGTTTTTGCTCACTGATGTTTGTTTTTACAGCCTCAAGTTCCAAGTATTCCAAGTATTTTGATATATTGTCACATTTCTTTTGCCATAATTCCATTTCATCAACCTTTTCACCTGATAAAGTGGTTTTTTCTGTGTTGATTCCCTTAAGCAGTTCTATTTCTTTTTCAAGCTCCGATATTTTATCATCGCTTTGCATATTGGCTTTTAATTTTTCAATTTCACCTTCGATAAATTCCTTTTTAACATTATTGCTAACCAATTTATCGAGGTATGTTTTCATACCAATTTTATTCTGCTCGTTCATTTCATTAAGAATATAGAATCCGAATATTCTATCACGAATTGCACGAGTATCTTTTGGTGTCATAGATATGAAGGACTTGAAATCAACCATTGAAAGAGATACTATATTGGAGAATATATGATATTCAACATCAAGTATTCTCTCATAAACATATTTCTTTGTTTCAGGTATTTTACCAGTATCAATAAGTTCACCATCTTTATGGATTATTATGGATTTTATTGATGTTCTTGTATAATTGCTTTCAATAGACCATATACTGTTGAATGATTCAAGTTCCACTTTAATATAACCATTACCATTTATGTCATTGGAAATTTCAGAAACACCAATAGGAACTTTATCGAAATACATACCAATCTTCAAACAATTGATGATTGAAGATTTTCCATGACCGTTTTTTCCTATTAATATATTGAGTGTTGCTTCATCTGATTCCGACAGATTTTCAAAATTTATCGTTTGTTTATTGTTACCAAAAAGAAATGTATTCTGAATTGTTAATGATTTTATTCTCATCTTATAGTTTATGTTTTTATATTAAAAACAAATTAGATTTTTCTTATAAAAACAAATTTGGCTAGGATAATTATCCTAGCCAAATTTGTGATTGTTTGTTGTTTTGTTAGTCTTTAAATGCTATTATCATAGTACCTAAAAGTCCTAGCCCTAACCCTAAATACCCAACAAAAGGAACTTGAGCGGTCAATGAATAAGTTCCAATAAATGCGGAACATGTTAAAAGTGCTGTACCAATTTTAACCCATTTAGGGCTAGTTGGTTGGTTGATGTTTGTTAGTTTCATAATCTAATAAATTTTAATTATTTATTAATCTATAATTTTAATTTTATATGACAGATAAATAATTTCAACTATATCAGTGTTATTATTGGTTATTTTGATAGAACCTTTTGTAAAAAATAAATGTTGGGCAATAAACAATTCGGTTGTTGTTGAGTTTTCAACTTTAATT